AATGAAGAAAGAGCAACACGATTAAAAATTCGTATTTTCTGTTCGCTGTTAAATATGTCAAAAGATGATTTGTATGACAATGTGGAAAGCTGTATGAGTAGATTGGAAGATATGAATGTAGAGGAAAGATTAACAGTTATAGATAGTGTAGGTACAAATATTAGTGAAATACAATCTTACTGTGATTTAAATAAACCAGATATAATATTCATTGACCAATTGGATAAAATAAAAGTTAAGGGTAATTTTAACAGAGGCGATGAACGATTAAAAGAATTATATTATATGGCAAGAGAAATTGCAAAACGGAACAAGTGTTTAGTATGGGCAGTATCTCAAGCAGGTGCTGATGCCGAACGAAAAGAATTTTTAACCTATGATATGTTGGATGGCTCTAAAACAGGTAAGGCAGGAGAGGGTGATATTATTATTGGCATTGGTCGTAGTTCAGACCATGATGATAATACGACAAGATTCTTAAATATATCAAAGAATAAAGTTAATGGTGTACATTCTGGATTAGCTTGTAGAATTAATGTTCAGACAGGTGTATTTAGTGAGGATTTTGATGAATAAAATTCAAGGTAAAACAACAAGGTTAGATGGTTATATTTTTGGTGGGTATTATTCTTCAAATGATAGAAGAAATGGAAAGGAAAAATGGTATTCACCTTTGTCATGGGATAAAAAACAGCTAAAACAAAAAGAAAGAAAAAAATATTTAAGAAATAAATTTGGCTCTATTATGAATAGATATAAAAAATTAAAAGGGTGTAATAATTGTGGATATAATGATAATCCTTATGCGTTACAATTTCATCACATAAATAAATTTAATAAAATAAATAGTGTTTCTTGTATATGGAGAACAAGTTATAATCAATGGAAAAAAATTAAAAAAGAAATTAGAAAATGTATTGTATTATGTGCTAACTGTCACGCTGTAGAAACTTATAAAGAAAGAAATAAAACATGATAATGTGTTTAGACATAGAAACAACATTTAAAAAGGATGATGTGTATTCCTATAATGGTAGCAATCAGTTAGTTAGTGTAGGTTATAAAACACAAACAGGAAAAGAGGATTACATATGGTTTTATCACAAGGAAAGGAGTCCAACAGAAAATGGAAAAAGTATACTACAGAATTTATTATACAGTACTACTGTGCTTATCGGTCATAACATTAAGTTTGATTTGTCTTGGCTGTATAATTGTGGTTTTACCTATAACAATAGTGTGTATGACACTATGGTTGTTGAGTATATACTCGCTAGAGGGTTACATAGGGATTTGTCACTTGATGGAAGTTGTAAAAGAAGAAAAGTTAAACAAAAAAAGAAATATTTAGTGCAGGATTTTATGAAAAGAGGAATTAGCATGGAAGATATTCCTGCAAATTTAGTAGAAGAGTATGGTAGGGGGGATGTATCTTGTACCTATGAATTGGCACAGGAACAATGTAAATTATTAGAGGTGGAGTTAAATGAGTTTAATAAATACAATTAATCTGTCATTTGAAATGACAAAAGTATTGACAGATATGGAAGTTAGTGGTATAAAAATTAATGTAGATACACTCCATAAATTAAGAGACGATTATCAAATGGAAATGATAATATTAAAGAAAAAGCTAGATACAATGATTATAGAGGCAATGGGTGATACTCCCGTTAATCTGGATAGTGGTGAAGACAGGTCAGTAGTTATGTACAGTTGCAGAGTAAAAGATAAAAATCAATGGAAATCTGTGTTTAATCTGGGTACAGAAACAAGACGAGGTGGTGCAAAACGTCCTAAAAGGAGACCAAATTTAACAAGAACAGAGTTTAATAGTATGGTAGCACGTATGACAAACGTAATCTACAAAACAAAAGTACAAAGGTGTAACAATTGTTTTGGAAAAGGAACGATTAAAAAATATACTGTTAAAGGGGAACTGTATAAAATAGCACCAAAGTGTCCTAATTGCATCGGAAAAGGTGTTGTATATATATCAACAGGAGAAGTGGCAGGATTTAAATTAGTACCTACAAATATTTTAGATTGCACTGTTCATGGATTTAAAACAGATATGGGTACTGCTAGTAAACATATAACAGAATCAAATCCTACAGCAAAAGAATTTTTAGAATCCTATACAAGATATAGTGCTATAAGAACGTATCTACGAACATTTATAGAAGGAATAGAAAGAGGTTTGGATGTTAACAATTTTATTCATCCTCAATTTATGCAATGCGTAACATCAACAGGTCGGCTGTCTTCAAGGAATCCTAACTTTCAAAATATGCCTAGAGGAACAACATTTCCTGTGAGAAAGGCTATTGTTAGTAGATTTAACAATGGATTTATATTGGAGGGCGACTATAAACAATTAGAATTTAGAGTGGCAGGGTTTTTATCAAAGGATAAACAAGTGTATAAAGATGTTAAAAATAATGTAGATGTTCATCAATATACTGCAGATACAATGAATGTATCAAGACAAGATGCCAAAGCCCATACCTTTAAGCCATTATATGGGGGTATTTTAGGAACTCCAAAAGAAATGAGATATTATGAGGCATTTAAAAATAAGTATTGGCAAGTTAATAATTGGCATTACACATTACAGAAAGAGGCAGTTGAGACTAAAAAAATTAAATTGCCTTCTGGCAGGGAATATGCATTTCCAGAGGCACGATGGACACGGTATGGTAATGTAACAAATTCAACAGCGATTAAGAATTATCCTGTACAGGGATTTGCAACAGCCGATTTATTACCACTTGCCTTAGTTTTTCTATATGGTATAATGAATAAAAGAAATATGAAAAGTGTTATTTGTAACACTGTACATGATAGTATTACGTTAGATGTATATCCTAGTGAGAGAGTTGAATGCATTGATTGTTTACGTATGGCTATGCTAAGTATTAAAGATGAATGTAAACGTAGATACAATATTAATTATGATATGCCAATTGATATTGAATTAAAAATTGGCAGGAATTGGTTGGAATTAGAGGAAATATAATGGATTATAAAGATTATAAATTAAAGGGGCAAATTCATGCACCGTTTAGCCCATATCTCATGGAGTTTGAAATACCCGAACCATATATAAAAATGTTGAATGATTATGCTGATAAAATATCAGCTAGTGATAAAAAATCAAAACAATTGGATTGGTCGGATAATCTAGTTGGTAATGTAAAACAGGAACATAAAATTGAAGACCATATTTGGCATAGTAAACCTGATGAACATTTACCTACACTATTTAATTGGATAGGTCATTGTACGAATCTGTATGTAAAGACAAAGTTGAAAGCTGATGGTGATGATTTAGACAAAAAGAAGGCAGAGCAAGGAATTAAAAAAGTATTATTACATAATAGTTGGATTGTTAATTCTATAGCAGGGGATTTTAATCCACCACATATGCATTATGGAATGCTGTCTACAGCAGGTTGGTTAAAAATGCCAGAGTCTGTAGAAAAAGATGAAGAAAGAGAACATGCAGGTTGGATTGAATTTTTGTATGGGACACCACAACTATTTATTGACCCAAAATATCCCGTAAAACCTCATGTTGGACAAATATTCTTTTTTCCTTCTTGGCTGTTACATGAGGTTTATCCGTTTCGTGGTAAAGGTTTAAGAAGAACCATATCTTTTAATTTAAGTTTTGAAATGTAGTTGACATACCTTTTGTATGTTATATAATAGATTTACGATTTAGGGGTAATATACTTGCAAATATGTTATTGCTTCTGGCTGAACAACAATACCTAAGTTGTAAGGCAGGATTCTTAGAAAGGATGTCCGAATGGATGATGTTCTAAGAGTTAGTACTGAAGTACTAGTTAATCATAGGAATGTGATTAGGCGGGAAAAGGTTGAGGGTGCGGTCACACAAATCCCTCGAAGCTACCTATTAAATTAATTTTGCAAAAAAGGAGTTCAAATTGAACGCAAATGAAATATCAAAGGTTGGTTATAATCCTCTACCAACTACAATAGATAACATTACAGAGGATAACCTAAGAAAGTTGATTGGTCAATCTGGTGATGTATCATCTGGCGGTGGATTACCTAGATTAAGCATCAATCACTCTACTGAAGATGATGATGGAAATTCTATTCCTAGAGGATTTTTTATGATAAGGGATTCTAGTGGAAAGTCTATTTTTGCACCTAAAGTTACATATAGACCTTTTGTTCGTACCTTTATGTATTCTGTATGGGATAATGACAGCAATCAATTCGGTAGTCAAACTATTCAATCCCGTGGTATGAATGATTTGTTTTATGATACTAATGGTGGATTGAAATGTGGTAAACTTGCCCCCGATAAGTTAAGAACACTAGATGAGCATTCTCCCGAGGCGGTACTCCAAAAGGGCATTAAATGTGTCCAAGTACTATATGGACTAGTGACCATAAATGCGGGGCAAGATGCCATGGGTAAACCGGCATCTGTTAAAGACCAAGAATCTATTTGGTATGTAAGAGGGTCAAGTTTCATTCGTATTTCTGATTGGGTGAAAACTTTAGAGGCACAAAGAAAACTTATGCCTACGGCAATTGCTGAATTAACAACTGTCAAGGGTAAAAGAGGTGGCAACATATATTATGGTGCTAGTGCTAAGACAATTAAATTTGGCAAATTCACTAAAGATGACCAAGACTTGCTGTTACGATTTTTCGGTTCAGTTAATTCTTTTAATAATGGTATTATGGAAGCCTATAGAACCAATAAAAAATTAAAAGAAGATGCAAACGATAATATTTTAGAAGCAAGGTTGGGTAATGGAACCAATTCTTGATTTAGTTAAGAGTTATCTAACTGACGCAAGTAAGGGCGAGGCTGAAATCTCGCCTAAACTTGTTCGTGAATTTAAAAAAGCTTGTGGTGATGCTTTAAAGAAACAATTTAGTCCCAATAAAAAGAAATGGCGAATGCGTATGTCTGGATTGGGCAAACCACTTTGTCAACAGCAACTCGATAAAAAAGAACTTCCCAGAGATTTAGAATATAATGCTGTAATGAGGTTTCTTATGGGTGACCTTGTTGAAGCAGCAGCCATATTTATTATGAAAGCATCTGGTGTTAATGTAGAACACACACAGAAGAAGGTATCTGCAAAGATTGGTGGGAAGAATATTAAAGGAACATTAGATACAAAGATTAATGGTAAAGTGTGGGATATTAAATCTGCAAGTCCCTATGCATTTACAAATAAATTTGGAAATTATGGTGGATACAGTAAAATAAAGGAAGACGACCCATTTGGTTATTTAGTACAAGGATATAGTTATTCCGAGGCAGATGGTTCGCCATTCGGTGGTTGGATTGCTGTAAATAAGTCAACAGGTGAATGGGCAATATGTGAAGCACCACAAGAACAGGAGGAAGAAAAGAATGAGACACTACAGAAAGCTAGTGATAATGTTAAAGCGTTGGTTGAGGATAAACCATTTAAAAAGTTATTTGAACCAAAGGATGAAAAGATAAAGATTAAGGGTGAAGATATATTTACAAAGAATAAGCTAATGCCGATGGAATGTAGTTTTTGTAGCTACAAATATCATTGTTGGCCTAATGCTGAACTGCGTAAGAAGGTAGCTACAAGGGCACAGAACAGACCTATGGTGTGGTATACCAAGTTAGTTCAGAAAGATTTGGAAAATTGCCTATAATATTTCAGTTAAATATCGCAGATACCGATATTGAGTCAAATCGTGATGTTTTTTACATTCAAGAGCATACAAAAGACCAAAATGCTCATAATGTGCTGTTTTTACACACTAGAGACCCTTTTCGTGTTCTGTGGGGTGACAGTACCTATGAAGCCAATAAACTGTCTCTAGACGAGGATATGGGACAAATTAAAAATTTATTAAACCGAAATGCTATTGTAATTGCTGATATTCATGGATATACAGAAGAATTGCGAAAAACATCACCACAGACAGCAGCATATTTGGATGTAAGGTTAGAAGAGCTATATGAGATATATAAACCAAAAAATATTGTTAAATGAAACTGAGTCATGGCTTTAGAAGTCGATTTGAATTTGAGTTTGCACAGTATCTGGCAAAGAATAAAATTAAATATGAATATGAAAAAGATAAGTTTAGGTACATTGTACCGATTAAATCATATACTCCCGATTTTTATTTGAAGGATTATGGATTTTATCTGGAATTGAAAGGAAATTTAGATGTCACCGATAGAGTTAAGCATTTACTTGTTAAAGAGCAAAATCCGACTTTGGATGTTCGATTTATCTTCCCAAATTCAAAGAAGAAGATATATAAAGGCAGTAAAACTACTTATGCCGCTTGGTGTAACCGTCATGATTTTTTGTATGCTGATAATAGGATACCTAGTATATGGCTAAAATGATATCGAGAATGTATGCTCTGTTTAGAGGCATAGTGAGTTGGAAATATTTAGGGAAAGAATGGTTAAAAAAGAAGAAATAATACTACCCAAAAATAAGATGTATGTTATAATGTCACCTATTGGTGAAGACCAATTTAACATTATATGTGTTGATAAAATGGAAAAACCCATTAATGAATTATATTACATGATGAGGGGTTTGTGTGAAATGTCTATAAAACATCAAGAGGATTTAATTGAAGTTGGTAAAGAGGTAATGCTACAGGAAAAATTAAAAACAACAAAACTAGAATTAAAAAGCAATGTTATTCCGTTCAGACCAAGGAGGGGAAATGGTAAAAAACACTAAATTTGACTTGGATTTACAGTATGGACAATTACGGGAACAGCAAGTTCACGATATGTTTCATAATAAAAAGATTGAAGTTAAGACTGAAAGAGATTGGTGGAAGAAAACAGGTAATATTGCTATAGAATATGAATGCAATGGAAAGCCTAGTGGCATTGATAAAACAGAATCTGATTTTTGGATTCATATTTTATCAAATGGAACAGGTAATTACTGTAAATTAGTTTTTGATGTTCCTATGTTAAGACGCATCGTGGAAAAATATAAACCAACACACAGTAGAATGATAGGTGACAGAGGGGTTTCCAATTGTGTATTAATACCATTGGAAGAGTTATTTATGAAGGAAAATGTTGAATTATGATAACTAGTCTAGTTAAGGATGAAAATTAAAAAAAAATGTGGGGCAAATGAAAACACATCAATTTTTAAATAGGGCAAGTGTTCTTGTAGGAGGGCAGAGGCATAAGGATTATGGGGATAAAACTGACAATCATAAAAACATTGCAAAACTATGGTCTGCATATTTGAATGTTAAAATTACAGCACATGACGTGGCAATTATGATGTGCCTTCTAAAAGTAGCACGAACAAAACTTGGTGATGTTAGTGAAGATACATATATTGACATGGCTGCGTATGGGGCGATAGCCGGTGAGATTAAATTTAAGGAGGAACATGAAAAAAATAACAAATGAGCAGTTAAATGTTTTACTGAAATATTTGAGTAGCAAACCTTATGTTGAGGTATATAATTTAATACAATTATTAGGAAGTTTGCCAGAGATAGAGAGTAAAAATGGTGGACAAAAAGATACCAAACAAAAATGAGGCAATTCTACAACTACTATATTTTGG